CGTTGCTTCAGACGTCGACGATCATCGAAACTGACGTCGTCAACGACCTCCAGCTGCCACGATCGTCTGCTGATAGCTCGGCAGCGATCATCAGCGAGGCCGCCGGCGCAGCAGAGAGCGACCCGACGTTCGGGGCGTTCATCACGCTCGGCAACTACCGCCTGGGTTTCTTGACTCAGGTGTCCGAGCAGATGCTGGACAGCAACGGAGTCGACCTCGTCGGCTTCCTCGCACGCCAGTCGGGAAGGGCGCTTGGCACGAAGCTGAACGCTCTCGCCACGGTCGGCACCGGTTCGAGCCAGAACAACGGCATCGTCACCGCGTCGACCGCTGCGGTCACCTCAGCGACAGGCACCTCTGGTGCTTTCACCGCTGAAAACCTGATTGACCTCTTCTACGCGGTCAACAGCATCTACCGCAACAACAGCGCAGGCTGGATGATGCGGGACAGCAGCATCGGAGCGGTTCGCAAGCTCCGTGCTGGTGGTTCGGCTGCCGGCAACGGGGACTTCTTGTTCCAGCCCGGCATGACCGCTGCTACCGCTGACCAGTTGCTCGGCTTCCCGCTGTACGCGAACAACGACGTCGTGGCTCCGGCTACGTCGGCGAAGTCCGTGATCTTCGGTGACCTGAGCACCTACTTCATTCGGCACGGAGCGTTCCGCTTCGAGTCGTCGCGTGATTACGCCTTCAACGCAGGGCTGATCACCTACCGGGCAATCCTCGACCAGGACTCCAACCTGGTTGACCAGTCGGGTGCTGTGAAGCACTTCGTCGGCGCCGGTAGCTAATACGGCGGTTACCCGCCGTTGGGTGGGGCCGGCCAGTGGGCGCTGGCCGGTCCCTCCCCTCCCCTCTGAAAAGGAGTGCAAATGCCGAAGGTCAAGATGCTCATCAAGATTTCCGGGGAACGCAACGGCGTTGACTGGCCTGCTATCGGTGGGACGCTTGATGTTCCGAAGGACGAAGCCGAGCAGCTCGTCGCCAATGGTTACGCTGAGAAGGTCGCCGCGGCGAAGAAGGCTGCGGCTAAGTAGCTGTGGCTATCACCAACGGGTACTGCACGCTTGCTGAGATGCGGTCCCAGTTGGGGCTCGCGTCTACCGACACGGCTGAGGACACCTACATCGAAACCATCGTTGAGGTGACGTCCAGGGAGATTGACCGGATCACCGGCCAGTTCTTCTACTCGGTCGGGGCAGGTTCGAGCGGTGGCACAAGGTATTTCAGCTCGCATGACGGCAACGTCGTCTACACGGCCCCAATCCAGGCGGTGACGTCTGTGAACGTCGACGACAACGACAACGGCACCTGGGATGAAACCTGGACGACGACGGGCTCATCGAAGCGGTACCGGTTGCGTCCGGTGAACGCTGCGGCCGACTCTGAGTCGTACTGGCAGATGTACGCGGTTGACGGTTCCTGGCCCACTACGGATGCGGCAATCAAGGTGGTCGCCGACTTCGGCTGGGCTGCGATCCCGCGAACTGTTCACGAAGCCTGCCTTATTCAGGGATCACGCCTGTTCCATCGCCGGTCGGCACCGTTCGGCATTGTCGAAGGACAGGACGCCGGCATGATGACCCTCCGCAAGCTCGACCCGGATGTCCACAAGCTCCTCGAGACGTACCGGATGCCAACCACCGTGTTCGCGTAATGGCAACGATCACAGCGATCAGGCAAGGGCTCCAGGTACGCCTCGACACGATCTCAGGTGTTCACGCCTACGCCTACGAGTCTGACCACCCGGTCGCCCCGGCAATCATGGTTTCGACCTACACCGCCGATTACGACCTGGCGCTCGGTGGCGGCACCACCTACGACTTCAACTTGTACGTCGTCCTGTCAGGCAATGTTGATCGTTCCTACCAGGAGCAGATCGACTCGTACCTGTCCCCGTCGGGTTCAGCGTCGATCGCTGTAGCTGTCGATGCTGATCCGACGCTCGGAGGCGTTGTCGACTTCGCCGCTGTGCGCCAGGTCGACTCGTCACTTGTCCAGATGGATTTCGCAGGCGTGTCCTACGCCGCCGCGACCTGCTCAGTGGAGGTAATCGACTCGTGAAGTACCGCGTGACTGTCCAATCGTCGATCAGCGAGAAGGGCGACAAACCAGACCGCCTTCTTGAGGTTGGTGACACGGTCAGTGACCTGACACCAGCCCAAGTCAAAGGTCTCAAAGCGAACAGCGCGATCGAACCAGCGTCCACAAGGGCGCGAACCGACGGCGGGCATTTCGTCGCTGACGACCCAACTACCGAGGCTGATGAAGCCTGGGAGGCTGACTGATGGCATTCGTAAACGCATCCAACGCGAAGGTCACGGTCGGGGACCGTCAGTGGTCCGGCGACGTGTCCGACTACTCGACGAGTTCCAACGTGGGGACCATCGACGTTTCTGTTCTCGAATCGACGGACACATCCCTCATCGTGGGGATCGCGTCCGGTGATTTCACCCTCAACGGGTTCGTCGATTCAGCTGACGCCGGCACCGCTAACAGCCAGTGGCAGGATCTGAATGGTCTGCGGGCCACCTCAGCGGGTGTGCCGACAATGATCGGGTTCGAGGGGTTCGCTGCTGATAAGGACGTGTGGCTTACTACGGCCTACGAGACGACCTACGGCGTGTCCGCTTCGGTGTCTGGCTCAGCGAACTTTTCGCTGTCGTTGTCAACCACCGGGGTCCAGGACTACGGCAAAAGCCTCTTCGATTTGGCTTCCGCACAGACAGCGACCGTTAGCGGAACGACTGTTGACAACAGCGCCAGCACCGCCAACGGCGGCATCGGAAGCATCTCGGTGACTGCTGCTTCTGGCACCTCACCAACGCTTGATGTCATCGTTCAGCATTCTTCGGACGGTTCCACCTGGTCGACCCTCGGGACGTTCACTCAGGCGACCGGCACGACCTCTGAGGCGATCACTGTCGCTTCAGGCACCACCGTGAACCGCTATGTGCGGGCAACGGCGACCATCGGCGGCACCACGCCGTCGTTCACTTTCGCAGTCGGCTTCGCCCGCCTGTGATCTCAACCTCTAACCGATAGGAGAATCACCATGGCTTTCGTCGCAGGAAAGAACGCGGTGTTCAAGCTAGACAACAGCTCTGGATCGCTTGTCGATCTGTCGACGTACATCACTGATGTGAGCACTTCGCTCGACACGGCAACAGCAGAGACAACCAGCCTCGGTGATGACGACTCGACTTCGATCGTCACCATCGGTTCAGGTTCGATCTCTGTGACCGGCCTGTTCGACGCGACGCTGCTGGCCCATCTGGGAGCAGTACGCGGCTCGTCAACCACCCTGAGCTACGAGTATTACCCGGCTGGGACAACCAGTGGCTACCCGAAGGTCAACGGCGAGTGCATCCTCACGAACATGAGCCCGACCGCCTCCGTTGGTGGCGTCGAAGGCTTGTCGTTCAGCCTGGACTGCACCGGCGCGCAGACCATCGGTACCGCCTGAGCAATGTTCACGAAGGGCGTCAGCCCTGTCCACATCGACAATCTTCTCCCAACGATTCGGCGCCTCAGCGAAGTCGCGGATTCCAAGGAGGTCGGGCGGGCGTTCCGGGATCTGAACAAGCGGGCAGCTGGAATCGTCGCTGACGATGCTGCACCTCGGGCGCCTATCGGTGCGAACGGCGCGCTTCGTAACAGGGCCGTCTACAAGCCGATCTCTGACCGGGCTATCGCCGGGATCAGGGTCGGTACGACGAGCTACTCGAAGCGTCCTGGTTCCGCTGGCCGGGTTGGCGCCTATTCCGGCATCTTGCATTACGGCACCGGTAAGGGACTGCTCGGCAAGAAGCGGAAGTGGCTGTGGGAGTCGTTCGAGCGGCGCTACAAGGACGTTTCAGCGTTCTACCAGACAGAGATCCGCAAGGTCGTCAACGACCTCGTCGGGTCATAAAGGAGGAGGGACCAACATGACAGAGCGTTTAGAGCTGAACTTCGACGACCTGACCATCGGTGAGATCGAAGAGATAGAGGAGTTGACAGGGCGGTCGATTCAGTCGATCCAAGACCCTGAGGCTCCTATGGGGTCAACGCTGAGGGTGCTCGCGTACATCATCAAGCGACGCGACAACCCGGAGTTCACCCTGGAAGAAGCCGGCGATCTCATCGTGATCCAGGGAGATGATGATGACGAGGGAAAAGGCGACGAGTCGACCGATTCGTGATGCGGGCGCTTCTCGGCGCCCGCTTTCATTTGTCACCAGGCGAGGTCGACCGCCTGACCATGTGGCAATTCACCGCGCTCGCTGAGCGCATGAACGAGGAGCGAGGCGAGCGTGGCGGGTAAGAACCAGCCGGTCAAGATACGCATAGCCGGCGACTCGAAACTTTTAGACAAGTCCCTCAAGAAGGTCGGCAAGAGCCTCGGTGGTCTCGCCAAGATCGGCAAGACAGCCGGCCTCGGTATGGCTGCCGGTCTAGCTGTCGGCGTTACCGCCGTCGTGAAGCTCGGGTCGTCGTTCGAGCAGGTTGAGCGAACCATCCGGGTTGGTACTGGTGCGAGCGGCGAAGCCCTCGACGCCATGATTGGTATCTCCAAGAATCTCGCGACGAAGGTGCCGGCCGATTTCGCTGCTGTTTCGACAGCGGTCGCTGACATCAACACCCGCCTCGGTCTGACAGGCAAAGACCTCGAGGATTTCTCCGAGCAGATGCTGAACCTGTCCCGGATTACCGGTGCGGACCTTCAAGGCAACATTCAGGGCGTGTCGCGGGTACTTGGCGACTGGGGCGACCAGGCCGGTACTGCTGCTAACGCAGCGGACTTCCTGTTCTCGGTAGCGCAGTCAACTGGCATCGAGTTCGCTCAGCTGTCGCGCAACCTGGTCGCCTACGGTGCCCCGCTGCGCCAGGTGGGTTTCACGTTCGAGGAAGCCGCGGTCCTGATCGGCAAGTTCGAGAAGGAAGGCGTCAACGCTGAACTGGTGCTCGGATCGTTGCGTCAGGCGCTCGGCAAGATGGCCCGCGAGGGTGAACCAGCGATCGAGACGTTCAAACGCACCACGAAAGCAATCAAGGACGCCGGCACCGCATCTGAAGCCAACCGCCTCGCCCTCGAGTTGTTCGGTGCCAGGGCCGGCCCCGATATGGCTGCCTCTATCCGTGAGGGCCGTTTCGAGCTCGACGAATACTTCGACCTCATGGAGGGCGGCGGCGACCGCATCAACAAGGCCGCGAAAGAGACTGAAACCCTCGGCGAGAAGATGACGATCCTGAAGAACAGGGTCATCGTGTCGCTCGCCCCGGTTATTGAGAAGGCTTTCGCTGCGATCGAGCGTGCGTTCGACCAGTTGCGGCCCCATGTTGAGCGTCTCACAGAACAGTTCCGCGCTGCTCTCCAATCTGAGGAGTTTGTGCGGTTCCAGCGGACGGTTTCTGACGCACTCAACAAGCTTCGCGACGTGTTCGACCGGGTTCGAGCCAAGGTCCGCGAGTTTGTCGACGAGAATCCGAAAGCCGTGTTCGCGGCGCTCGCTGTCGTTGTCGGTGTCGTCCTGGTCGGCGCGATTGTCGCCGTTGTTGCCGCTTTCGCCACCCTCCTGTCGCCCATCGTGCTCGTTGTCGCAGCTGTTGCCGGCCTCGCTGCCGGTGTCGTGTACGCCTGGGAACGATTCGAGCTGTTTCGCGACATAGTCCACGGTGTCGCCAACTTCATGCAGGACACCGTCTGGCCGATCATCCAAACAGTGATCGGCAGGATCAGGGAGGCTTTCGACGGGCTCTACAAGGCCGCTGAGAGCATGGTGGGGCTATTCAAGGCGCTATTCGAGGGCGACATGGCCGCCGTGTGGGAACACTTCAAGAATGCGGTAACCGGTGTCGTAAGTGGCATCGTTGCTCTCTTCATCAGCCTCCCGATGGACATCATTCGTGCCGCGGCACCTCTGGCCGGCAAGTTCGCTCTGATTGTCGCCAACTTCTCGACCTTGCTCGTCGGGAAGGTCATCAAACTCGTCCAGGCGATGCCCGACAAGATCATTGAGCTGCTCGGCGCGGTCGCTTCGGACATTCTCGACCTTGGCAAAGACATCGGTGGCTGGATCATCGACGGGATCGTCAGCGCCATTTCCGGTGCGACTGGTGCCCTCTGGGATGCTTTGATGGACGCCATGCCGGACCTCGGTGGGATCTGGGGCAGGCTGTTTAGCTCTGGTGGCGACAGTGGCGGCACCAGGCGCCTGACTAGTACCCGGTTGGGCGGTGGCAGCATGGGTGCTGCATCGTCCGCTGTTGGCGACTTCAGGGGCGGTATCGCTTCCCAGTTGGACCTCAGCCGCGGCAGCCAGGACTGGTTCCAGAACCCGGAAACCATCATGGCTTTCCGCAAGAAGGGGTTGATGGACGAGTTCGCGAAGTTCCGCAGCGCCGGTGATGTCTCCGGCATGGAACGGTTCGCAGAGCAAGGCTGGAAGCACGTCACCGTCAACGTCGCCGGGTCTGTCGTAACCGAAGGGCAGCTTGTCGAAAACATCCGAGAGGGACTCCTCCAGA